TGTACATTTTAACAACCATTGAGAATAAGGCTCTCTACAAGATAGTCTATCGGTTAAATGATGTAAAACATCTCCATCTAAAAAAATAGCTACATGATTTAAACCAGTAGATCCAATAGACATTAATAAAGCATCACCATTAATTAATTTTTCATCTGGTCTTAATTCTCTAAAACCTGTACGCCATGCACAACTTTCAAATAAAGGATTATTAACAAACTCTTCTGGTGTTATAGGTCTATCCCAATCTTTAAGCTCAACACCTTTTTCTTCTTTATACCAATCTCTTGCCAAACTCCAACAATCAGTAACACCCCAGACCCAAGGTCTACCAAGTAAAGGTGGGGTGTATCCACAAGGTTCACAATATCCCCATTGTTCTGTTTTTGGATTAACAATATGCCAAGGAAGATTACTTTGTTCACAACTAATCTGATCTGCCTGACTAGCGGTAGGAGGTGTAGAAGGATGGCTATGAACAATAGCTGTAATCTCTCCTAGATTACTACCCTTTACATAATCTTCTGGATCTAAAATAAAACATTGATGTGCTGTCATTGATAGATTACGACAAGGGAAATATCTTTCTTTTCCTCTAATATTCAATAAAAGCCCAACACATTCTTTAGGGTCTTGGTCTTTCGCATGAACAAGTGCTTCTTCTTTCCAATTCATGCAATAAACGTACCAATAGAAGGAAACTCAGTTCTGGTACATTGTCTTTTAGGTGCTCTGATACCAGCAAGGTCAAATACTGCTGCTAATTCAAATTGAACTGCTTCTCTATTTTCTGATGATTTTCTATCAATTTTATAAATTTCCTGTGGAAATTCTGCTGTAGGGTCTGGTGTTCCTAATGGATTTACCTGTTGAGTTGTGGTTGTTGTTGTTTCTTGAGTCGTTGTATTTGGATTGTTCATTGTTATCGTATTTCCCATTCCATTACCATGAACTGTGCAGTAATATCTTAAATCACTAGGAGCAGAAGGATATGCTGGTTGATAAGTTACTGTAGCTCCTGCATTTCCAGCAGTTCCAACTACAGTTGTTGTTTGTGAACCCCCAGCATCAGATTTTATTGCTAAAGGATGTCCACTATTTGAAGCATCTGCCTGATTAAATATATAAGTAGATCCTCTTTTCATAGTAAGGACAGGATTATTAGAACCATTAATAGCAAAAATATTAGATCCACCGACATTTACTACTGTTACTGTGTAGGTTACAGATTCAGCATCAGCAGGATCAGCGATAGTTTCTGTAGTCGTAGTAGTGGTTGTCGTTGTAGGAAAATTAACAGCATCAATATAACGTGCTAAAGTTCGTATCCTAGTCACAGTAGCTCCCGTCAAATCATTTCCTGTCGTTACCTGATTAACATTTAACAAGATAGCTGTGATAGTTCCAAGGGCATTACTGATAGTCAAAGTAGGTCTGGGAAGTTGACCTTTTTGAAAAGCGAAACCTTCTGCCTGTATCGGCATCTTTAAATATTGATTACCAGCCCAGATAATATCTCCGTTAGCATTTAAATTTGTTCCGTTATGAAATCTATAAGTCTGAGCAGAACCATGCAAGGTTGCATCGGTAGTTAATGTAAATAATTCAATTATTGCTGAAGGATTGATCTTTTGTAGATCAGTAATAATAGGAGCAGTACTCATGGTTCAAATACTTCTCTAAATGTTGCTTGTATTGTAGCTCTATTGTTATAAGGTATAGATTTTGACCAGCTATCGCAAACAAATTTTTTAGCAGATTCTCCTTCTGGAGTGTAATCAAAACTTTCTGTGCTACCACGAGCATCTAAAAAAGTTTCGATTGTGTCTGAATCAGTTTCAGAAACATTAAAAGTAAAATTAAAAACTTTAGGATTTTGATTCTCTGCTAAACCAAAAACTATTCTATGTTCGTAACCATCAGCAAATCTTATGACTCTGTTTATCGGGGCATTATTTTTTCTTGTTCCATAACTAGGTTTGATGTCTGGAAAGGTGGCCATTATGTTAATAATCCTCCTGGTCTTTTCTGTTTAATTAATTCTGATTGTATAGCAACTGAAATCATACGACCAAGTTCTCTACCATTCTCTTCATCACCTTCAACAGAAGAACCAGAAGCATCGACATTTACAACTATATTTGTTGGGCCACTCATACCTCCTATTTTGTTATTTGGAATAATCGTACCAGCAGAAGACGGTACAAATAATTCTGGGCCTCTTTCTCCTACGATTGATGGCCTGCCAACAGGAGGTCTACCACCATTAGCAAAACCAATTAAATTACTAAAGATGCCTAAACCAGTGCTTTTTAGTAATGTGTTTATTCCCATTCTTAATAATGAATTTGCTAAGTCGTTAATAATATTTTTAGCGGCTTCTCCTAATGATTTTGTACCGTTTATAGCACCGACTAAAGCATCTGATATTTGACTGCCTATAGTATTACCAATCTCGGCAAAAGAATTTGCAATATCTTTCGTTTCATCATTTAAAGCCTTTGCAGCAGTAGTAGTACCCTCTACTATTTTTTTTGTTTCAATAATTTTGTTTGTTGTCTCTGTTTGTTTTTGATTTCCCTCTTTAATAATTTCTACTTCCTCAAAAGACTTTTGTTTTAACTTTTCTCTTTCAATAAATTGTTCTTTTAATATAGCAGTTTGTTCTTTTAAAAACTTTTTTGCTGCTTTTTCTTCATCAGTAAAAGCAAAACCAGACAGTCTAATATCATCACCAAATTTTAATTTTGTTAATCTAGTTGCTTGGCTTCGAGCATCCATCTCAGCCTTACTAACTGCTCCTAAACCCACCTCACCAACATCTCCAAACCTACTAAATATTTTTTCAATCGCTATCACACCTTTTGTTGCAAGATCCAATGCACCTTTTATTGCTGGTGATAACTGATCTCCAATTGTTCTTGCTAAACTTTCAACTGAATCAACCAAAGTAGATAATTTACCGTTTAATGTTGTTGCTTGTGCTGAAGCACCCTCAAAGAAAGCACCACCTTTACTTGTAAGATTTATTAAAGCTTGATTTACAGCATCAGCACCTATCTCTCCTTTTCTCATAGCAGAAGCAAAAGCCTCGCCTTGTTTGTTTGTTATTTTTTCTAGTTCAGTTGTTATATCAACTCCTCTTTCTAATAACTGTAGATTCTCTTCTTGTTGTAATTTACCCTTTGCTCTTATCTGACCGAAGGCTGTTGCAATTCCTTGTAGATCAGCACCAGTAGCACCAGCTACATCAGAAAGTCTTTTTGTTGTGTCAACCAGTTCACTTGTTTCAAATCCAAATGCTTTTAATCTTTTAGTTTGCTCTATTAACTCACTACTTTTAAATGGGGTAACAGCACCAAAATCCTGTAACTCTTTTATGATTTTGTTTGTTTCAGAAAGAGAACCAGTAAGAACTTCTAAACTTTTTCTTTGAGTTTCTATTTCAGCAGCATTAATAAAAACAAATCTTGTAGCCGCAATTGCAGCTAATATTTTTAATAACGGCCCAAGGGATCTATTAAGTGTTCTAAATCCACCACTTGCAACTGTTGCTGCTCTTCCTGACTCTCTTATTGATCTATTTGATTTATTTAATCTATTTTTTAATTTATCTGTACTTCTGCTTAAAGCTCTGGTCTGTTCATTTACTCTCTTTAATGGAGAGACTGCATTTTGTGCATCAACTATTAACTTAACTGTCGATTGTGCCACAAATACAAATAACCTTTATTATATTCTACCTTGATTTTGCCTTTTGACGATTCATTTCTTGTTTTTCTCTTTCATTTTTAATTTCGTAATATCCAGCCCAATGTATTAACTCTTCTTCCGTCATTGATTTTCTTAGTTCTTGTAAAGACTTTCCTAGTTCAGTTGCGAGAAAAAACTCAAAGTTTAACCAGTTATCTCGCCTTATTCGTTTTTTGCTGTATTAATATCAACCTGGATATCCATCATAAATAGTTCAAGTTCATTTAAAACGCTTTCTGGTAAAAATCTCTGTAAGTTTTCAGCATCAGCAGAAGCAAAAGCTTTCGTACCATCTTCATTCTCTGCAAGCTGACAAAGAAGTCTGGTTGATATTGTTAAGGCATCATCTGTTCCAGCCGCAGCTTGGGCTTGCTTTCTATCAAACCTCGTAAGTGGTGGAAAATAAATCTCTTTTAATATTTCGCCATTAGGATTTTTTAGTTCATATTTCCTTCTTGCAGTCATCACATCACTGAAAGCCTCAGTGATTAAATCAACGGTTCTTTTTGTTGCCATATTAAATTGGGGTTGTTATTTAAAATTTACTATATAGCTGAAGTTATTGCACCGTTTGTTATGAATGAGATATTCACTACTTGAATCTCTCCAAGCGTTGCACCATATTCA